GTCGGCTAATGCGTATGCAATGGCACTTGATAGGTCGCCTTCAAATTTTACGCAGGCGATTGTTGTCCACCCAAGTTTTTTTGCGGCTTCGTATTGGTGGTTTCCTGCGATGATTGTTGATGTTCCGTCACCGTTATCTTTAATGACAATCGGTTTTACTTGACCGAATTCGCGGTACGAAGCAACGATTGCATCAATATTGCCTTTGCGCGGGTTGTTTTCAAGGTGTACAAGGTTCTCTAGCGGTGTTGCTAGATGCTCAATACTCTTATGTATACCTGACATTTATGTATCTTTCAAGACTGTTGAGAACGGAAGAAGTACATCCACCGTCGCATTTTTTGTTTTTTGAACCATTGATACAAGTTTCGGGGTGTTCACATCAGGACCAAACGCTAGATATGTTCCGTCTGTTGAATCAACTCCCCATTCTTTTGCTAGCAACATTCTTTTAAAAGAGTTTACCCTGCCCATGTGTACCCATATGGAACGATCTTTTGCCTCTGAGCAGAATAATCGTGCTTCATCAGAGAGTTTGAATTGTGTAGTCCCCCCGATAAAGAGGCAACCCATTGTGTTCCATGGAATTGTTGACATATCCGCTCCATCTTGCAAGACAAACGCTGGCTTGTATCCAAGTGATGCGACCTGTTGCCAGTACTGATGCCACCTTTCAACGGTTTTTATATGGTCTGCCACCACATCGGGAACTGTAGCAAACAAGGATTTTGTTGGGTCTTCAAATCCTTTCAACCAGTTCATCCATATTTTTTCATCCCAACGACTTGCGAAACACCCATTGTCAGCAGCCCAGTGCCACGAATGTGGGGAACTGTTGGTATTGCGTTGACTGAACGGTGTCAACATCAACCCAATGTTATTGTCATAAAGTGTTTGTTGAAGTTCGGGCTTTGAGGGCAGGCATCCGCTTAGATAAATCATTTGCAATCCATATTAGTAAACCACCAAGCAAAGCCATTTGGGTTTTACCAATAACCTGTCCTTGCCAGTACATGGTTGAACCGAAAGCAATCTGTAAAAAAATGAATGAGTCAATGAATCCGCCAACTATTCCAGATGATACTACAGCGCCAATCAATGTTTTCTTGCGGAGTTTTGTATAGACGGCGAAGTCTGCTAGTTCTCCACAGGCAAATGCGATTGCGCTTGCAGTGGCTACTGCTGGATTGACCGCGTACGACAGGAGGACACCAATAGCAATGGCGATGAGTGTGACCTTGCGTCCATATGTTCTTTGTACGAGGTCACGTAGGAATAGCGCTAAGCCAATCATGAGAACACCCGACGGGGCGTTGTAACCAAACCCAACAGGGATTGTGTGTGGACCATCTGGAAAAAATTGTGTTCCCATGTTTGAAATCATCCAGTTGGCAACAGGGATTGTTGCTAGATAAAGAATAATTAGTGTTGCTTTTTTGCTCATTGTTGTTCCTTTTTGAGGGTGTGTATGTTTTGTGTTGGTTGAATATTGGGTCATTTATACTCCCGTTTACACACACACATTAGCATTCAGTGTGCGTAGTGCGTCAAGAGATGTTCGCACGGTCAAAAGTTTTTCTCGTTTTGATTTGACCAATGCTTCGCTTATCTTATACGAATATGCCTCGTCGGAAAGTTTATACTCCACACATTCCTTCACATTCTTGATTGAACAGGGTCATAATCCCGCGCTCTTCGTTTGTTCTTGTGTCTGCGTTTCGCAATTCAACTCGTGAAGAATGAAGGTAAGGAGTACCCCTATATCTTGCAACCAAATGTGGGAGCGAGCGCAATGCTTCATCAAATTCAACAGCGTCAGCCCACTCGTCTGGAACTTCTTTAAGAGCACGCCATTCGTCAGCATTTTTGAAAGGACACCCGATACAGGCAGAGCGTGGAGGTAATGCGTAACCTTTATCAGCGCACCAATCCAAACAGTCTTGCCTAGTGATTCGTTTGTCAATCAGCGGATAATCGTTGACAATCCACGAGAACATTGGGTCGCGCATACGTTGTGACTCATCAAGGGATATTCCGATTACTGTCGTAATACGGTGCTCTTTGCATCTTTGTCCCGATTTCAATCCAGCCAGTTCTCGTTGCTTTTTCATAAGCGGTCCGAGTTTGTACTCTGCGGTACATTGCCTGCGCACCATTCCCTTTTTGCCATCTTCTCCTGTCATATGGAGAGGCATTGATGCATATCGTTTGCTTTCAGTGAGGAAGTCTTGGCGAATATTTCCTTTAGTCACCATATGGAAAGGCATTTTTGCTTCTTCCATCAAGACTTTAAGGTTTTCAAGATGTTCGTAAACTTTTTTCGGTTCCCATCCTGTGTCAGCAAAAATTACATGGTCGGCTCGTGGTATTTCGTCATGCAACATCATCAACAAAAGTGTTGTGGATTGCACTCCTGCTCCGAGGGACAATACTCTTAATGGATATTCGCTCATTTATGCTCCTGTTTGTACACGCACATTGGCATTCAGTGTGCGAAGTGCGTCTAGTGATGTTCGCACGGTCAGTAATTTTTCCCGTTTAGATTTAACTAACGCTTCACTTATCTTATACGAATAAGCCTCGTCGGAAAGTTTGTAGTCCGCCCATGCTTCTCGTTCTTTAATGCTTCCTTTGGCGGCTAGGTATTCTTTAGCCCAATTACCTTTCATAAGGGCATCTTTTTTGGCGGCGTCAACAGCAAGGGTTTCAAAGGCTTCTGTCTCTTCTTCAAGTATCCCCAAGAGACGCATGATTTCTGATTCAATTTCTACCTGCGATATAGGTTGCGATCTAGCCATTTTTTCCCTCGTTCAGTTCCGTGAAGTCACATTTTTGTAAAGCCAAAATTTGCTCTTTATTCCATTCGTAGGCTGACTGACCTAAATATGTTGCGGTCATCTGTTCAAGAATCCAAGCATCGCATTTGTCGTTTCCATCAGCACCCGAGAAGATTATCCCAGTTTTCGCTGTGATTGCTGACATTACGTCTATTTTTCCCGAGTTGCCTTTTCCTGTGGCAAACTTCGCCCTACAGGTCGGCGGGATTATCACGACAGGTATCCCTAGTTCGCGCATTGCTACTTTGATTACTCCGCCTAGTTCACCTATTGAGTGGGCTTGAGAATATTGGGAAGCATATGAATAGCCTTCAATTGCGACTATTTCTATTCTTTCGTTTTTTGCGATTTCACTAATTATGTTTTTTATTTCAATTAATCTAGACGCACCGCGTTTTTTTGATTTAATACTTCTCGTGACTCCACCCACACTTACGCCCGTGCTAGTTAAAGAAAGGTCTAGACCCATTATGGTTGCCACATTTCAAAGATTACTACACTAATCTATTTTGGTGGTTAACAAAAAATCTGCACCTCAAAAGAATATCGTCTCAATTGACAAACAAGGAGGCTGGGGTGATGTCTCGTATTATCACAAACTTGAATGTGGTCATATTGAAGTTCGCAAACGGGCATCTACAGCACCGAAGATTGCTTGCACTTGGTGTGTCTTGGGTGAAGAAAAAGGAAAAGAGTTACGCGCCCTAACATTGGTACAGCCTCCCACCTTGGAAGAAGTTTGGGATTTTTACGACAGCACCATTAATGAAGAAGTTGATATTGCGCAATTGCGTGCAGGTCTTGCTAGCGCGATAGGTTGTCCACAGGACAGCGTTGAGGTCGTCGCAGAGGTTGTGGAAAACAATGTTCTGAAGGTTATGTATGTCAATGTTTTCCTTGATTTGGAAACTGCAAAAAAAATTGCGAAGTACGAAAAGAATATTTGACGGTACAAACATTTTGCTTGTAGTGTTGTGACAAATAATCAAGACCTAGTCACGAGGGGGACACTTGATAAACCCAACAGAGATAGAACAATATTTTGACACGAACTTAGCGGCTTGTCGTGGAGCAGACATTTCGCTTTTTTATCCTGACTCTCGGTCAATGAGATATAGACCCAAACTCAGAGCAACGGAATTTTGCAAGAAGTGCAAAGTCATACAAGGTTGTTTGGATTATGCTCTTCGTTTTGAGCCTCTTGGTATTTGGGGTGGTACGAACGAAGTGGAAAGAGAAATTTTGAGAAGACAAGAAAAAATCAACTTGCCCATGGAGCGTTCACAATCAGTTGCCGTTCGTCGGGCTCTGCGAAGCGGAAGAATTAAAAAACAAATTGAGCAACTAAAGAATGGGTAATGCTTCCAATCCTCAACATGTTGACAAGTTTCTTTCTCTTCTAAACGGTGTTCGTCCAACATCCAATGGTTGGGAAGCGCGTTGTCCGTGCCGTAACGACGACAACAACCCATCCCTATCTGTCGCTTTAGGACAAGACGACAAAGTTCTTGTTACATGTCATAGAGGTTCAGGTTGTTCGGTCGTTGAAATCTGTGACGCAGTAAACCTAAAAGTGATAGACCTTTATCCTCCTAGACCTGAAGAAAGAAAATTATCCCTCGTAGCAACATATGACTACCGTGACGAAAAGGGCAAACTGCTATTTCAGAAGCAACGGTTCGTTGACCAATGGGGAAAGAAAACTTTCCGTCAAAGAAGACCCGACCCCGCCAACAGCGGAAAGTATCTCTACACATTAGATGACACTCCAAAAGTCCTGTATCGCCTTCCTGAGGTAATTGAAGCCAAAAGAACTGGCGATTTGATTTGGCTTGTTGAAGGTGAAAAAGATGCTGACAATATGGTCAAACTTGGTTTTTGCGCCACCACACCCCCTAATGGTGCAGGCAAATGGTTAGACATTCACACCAAGGCACTAGAGGGCGCAACTGTTTGGATTATCTCTGACAACGACAGCGTCGGCAGAGAACATGGAAAAACCGTTGCCAAAACCTTAGAGAAAAACGGTTGCACTGTTATCTCTTGGGTTCCACCAAGCAACTTTAAAGATGTTTCAGAACTTCTTGGTTCTGGCGGAACTTTAGATGATTTGGTTGAATTAAAAGATGCTGAACCTATTGAAGAAGATTTAGAGCACGAAGAAGAAGAAAAGCAAACTGACGCAATCATTGAAGCGACAACACCGCTTACTTCCCTTGCTGAGCAGATTTCAAATTTATTAGTAAGAGAAGATTTAAGCGAAAATGTTCGTTTAGCCAAAGCGTCAATGCTTATCGGCTCATTTGGTTTTGAGGACAAGATTGATAAGGGACGACTTGTTAACTGGTCAGATCTTGTTTTAGAAGAAGTTGAAGATGGATACGACTGGGTTATCCCAAATGTTCTTGAACGAGGCGAGAGGGTAATCGTCGTCGCGGCGGAAGGCGTTGGTAAAACAATGCTTGCTCGTCAAATTGCTATTTGCAGTGCCTACGGCATTCACCCATTCACGATGGCGAGAATGAAACCTATTCGTACTCTAACTATTGACTTAGAAAACCCTGAGAAAATCATCCGTCGTTCATCAGCAAGCATCATTGGAGCATCCAAGCATCTCGGGTATCTCAAAGGCGCACCTGAGTGCCATATTCTCATCAAGCCATCAGGTGTTGATTTGATGAGGGCGTCCGATAAGGCGATAATTGAAGAGGCAGTTGAGACAATACGACCAGACCTGTTGCTCCTCGGTCCCATCTACAAATCATTCGTTGACCCCGGCGGACGAACATCAGAGGCAGTAACGGTGGAGGTCGCAAAGTATTTTGACATGTTGCGCGACTACTACAAATGTGCTTTGTGGCTTGAGCATCACGCCCCTCTCGGTACAAGTTCAAGCACAAGAGATTTGCGACCTTTTGGTTCAGCCGTATGGTCACGCTGGCCGGAATTCGGTCTTTCCTTAACACCCGACCCAACTGCTGTTGGCGATTATGTCTACGATGTTCGCCATTTCCGTGGGGCGCGAGATGTGCGTGAATTTCCAACTAAGATGAGAAGAGGAAAAGTTTTCCCATTTGAGGTTCTTGAATTTATGAAGGCGATATAGCAATGGCTGAAAAGGGTTTAACTAGAGAGTTTCTCGCTGAACGCGATTTGCGCATTTTTAAGATGAGGCAGGCTGGCGTGCCTATTTCAGAAATAGCGCGACGCTTTGGTATCGGTACCTCCAATGTGTCTCATTCCATTCGTAGGCAATTAGGTAAGTTAAACCAAGAGGCGCTTCTTGCCTATCCTGAAGTTTTGCAGATGGAATTAGAGAGGTTGGACGCCCTACAGTCCGCAATCTGGCCGATGACGCAACACCGAAAGCAGAAAATGGATGACGGTACAGAGGTTTCTATAGAACCTGACATTAAGGCTGTTTCTACTGTTTTGTCTATTATTGACAGGCGGGCGAAGTTGTTGGGCATGGAACAGACCAATGTCAATGTTCAGATGGATGTTCGGGAAAGTTCACCGTTGCGTGCAGTTCTTGCTGGTGCACCCGGGGTCGTTCAGGCTGAAAAGTTTGATTCGGAAGCGGAGGGCAAGAAGTTGCTCGCTTTGATGGCTGACGCTGGAATTTTACCAAAGGAAACAATCAGGGAGTTATTGAACGATTTTCCTGCGCTTAGCGACGGTACGGATATTCAAGATGCCGACATCGTTGAGGATGTATCTGTGAAAGAGGTAGATACAAACTTGGAATAAGTTAGTTCGTGGGGAAATCAAAGAAGTAGCCCGAATTTTTCCACTGTTTAATATTTTCGTTACACTGCAAAGTTGAAAGATTTGTTTCGTATCCGTAATCAATTGCTTCTTCGTGTTGATTTGAATTTGTATAGTGACCTATTACGGCTTTCCTTGTTGCCATTTTATTCACGGGCGTTAAGGCGCGATGAAGAAGGTTTCCGTGCCAAATCAATAGGTCGCCTTTTTGGGCGAGAAATGTAAAATATTCAACTTTGGTGTTTTTTTCAATTTGCTTCTCAATTTCAAAGTTGTACCATTTCCCGTCCCTCGTTTCTCCATTTCCCTCCCTTGAGTAGGCATCATGCTTGTTTATGTCCCATGTGTGCGATTTTGGTATCAATTGAAATGGTCCTGTCTCGTACGAAACATCCTCTACGGCAACCCAAGCCCCTATGTAGTTATTGAAAGCGGCTGGATTTGAGTATGTGGAGTCTTGGTGCCAAGGTTTTTCGCTACTCATTGACCATGTGTCTACGCGGTGCAGTGCGACGGCAAGTTTTATCTGACTGAAAAATTCAGAAATTATTGAATTACACATCAAATCCATCACCTCGGGGTGCTTGAGATACTCTGATTCTTTATCCCACCCAAAATTATTTCCATATTGGTCGGTTTTGGTGGAGTTTTCTTTCTGCCAAGCGAAGTCATATTCGTCTATGAGGCTTTGGTCAATAGCCCTTGGGAACACAACATAACCATTTTCAAAGAAGAATTCAACAGGGTTCATTTAAATCGCTTCTAAAAATCATCCCTGTAGAAAATTTCAAAACCACAGTGCATGACCGCGGATGCCAAAGTACCAAAATAAACATCTCTGTCCATGGTTTGGTCAACTGGTTGCGACGGTATTTTGAGCGAGGCTTTTAGAGCAGCCGCAAACTGAATGTCCCTCATTGCTTTCCCACCGTCGTAGAGGAGAACATCCTCAAACCGCACCACTCTTCCAACGGTTGCTAGGTATGGCAACGCCACGAAGGTGTGGTCGTCACTGGTGAGATGAGTGAAAGATATGCATTCTTTTACAGGCACTTTGTTTTCGCCGTACAGTACGGCTAGGTCTTTTCCGTGTGTTTCCTCAGGGGACATAGAGCAGTAGCCCTCAGCCGCGATGGTGTATTCATCAATTCCCCATCCCTGCCGAACGATGCATGATGCTTCTATTATCTTGGTGAGGCGCTCCTCTTTGGGTGTATCAAAGGTGTTTTTCAGTTGAAGAATCGCCACAATTTCATTTTTTCTCCATCCAAATATATTAATGTTTAAATCAGAACCTATTCCGTCTTCTTTAACGAGAGCCGATTTTGCTCCCTTTATGGACTCCACGCATAGCGCCAACTTGTCCATTTCGGTCTCATAGAATCCTGTAAACATGATTTACAAACCCTACCGTATGGTAATCCTCACAAAATGAAGGTTGCATTTGCGTCACAATCTTCAGACTAATATTTTGATATGACACAAAAACCGAACAAAAAAGCACCTGCAAAGAAGACCACAGCAAAGAAGGCTTCAGCGAAAAAGGCGACCACGAAGAAGACTGCATCAAAGGCAAAAGCAAAGACAGTTGCCTTGCAGACTGAGGAAACAGTTGCCAACAAAACTGTTCTTCAGGACGTAAAGCCAACTACCTTCGTTGACAGCGAACGATTCCTCAAGTCAATTGCTGAGTCAAGTGTGATTAAAGCAAACGATATTAAATCTGCTTCTTTGCGTAAAAGAATGCTTGCGTGGTTTAAGATTCGCAAGTAGTATTAGCCCCATATGATGGGGCTACCGAGGGGAATTTATGACCGAAGAAAATAGCGTGCTGCCCGTCAGTACTTTGAGTATTGATAGCAATATTCTTCTTGGTGATGTTAGGAAAACATTAGCCTCGTTACCCGACAACAGTATTCATTGTGTTGTGACATCTCCACCGTATTGGGGTCTGCGAGATTATGGAACTGCCACTTGGATTGGTGGGGATGAAACTTGTTCCCACAAGAGAGACAGCAAGTTCAGCGAAAGTTGTACGACAGGGCAGAAACTTCTTGAAGGCGCTATCGGTGACGGCATTTATAAAGTTCAATGCCCACGATGTGGCGCAATGCGCAAAGATAGCCAACTTGGTCTAGAACCAACATTTGATGAGTATGTTGAACACATGGTTGAAGTATTTCGTGAAGTGCGTCGTGTCTTGCGTGACGATGGCACATTGTGGCTTAATCTTGGTGATTCTTACGCTGGCAGTAACGGCAACGGCTGGAAACAGTCAATCGCATCAACCAATGCTTCAAATGCGGGTGGCGAAAACGAAGACTTCAGGGCGAGAATCGGGCGTGATGACGGCGAACTCAAACCCAAGGATTTAGTTGGAATCCCTTGGCGTGTGGCGTTTGCTTTACAGGCTGATGGATGGTTTTTGCGTCAAGACATTATTTGGGCTAAACCGAATCCAATGCCCGAATCGGTGCGAGACCGTTGCACCAAGGCGCATGAGTACATTTTCTTGTTGTCTAAAAAGGGTCACTATTTCTTTGATTATCTTGCCATTAAAGAACCAGCGAAGTACGCTAACGATGACCGTGGTTCGCGTGCCGATTCCCGCAGGGAGGCAGGTGTCCGTAACACGATGCATGGCTCAACAGGTGAATTCAGGAACAAGAGGTCAGTATGGACAGTCACAACAAAACCTTTCAAAGGGGCTCACTTCGCAACATTTCCACAGGACTTGATAGAGCCGTGCATCTCTGCTGGTACGAGCGAAATGGGTTGCTGTGCTCAATGTGGGTCGCCTCTGAAGAGGATTGTCCAAAGGACACGGATAGCACGCAACGAACTTCCTGAGACCGATTCAAGGTATCGCCCGAATAACTACAACGGCGCATATGGTGAAATCAACGGCAAGGGCGATGCTGGATACACGCAAACGGAAACCCTTGGATGGGAAAAAGAGTGCAAATGCGAGACAGAGGAGACTGTCCCCTGCACTGTTTTGGATGTTTTTTTTGGTGCTGGAACGACAGGTGTTGTAGCACAGCGATTGGGTAGAGACTATTTAGGCTGTGAATTGAACCCCGAATATGCTCAGATTGCCACAGCACGACTGATTGAGGAAAAAGAAAAAAATAGGTTACTTTTGCTCTCGCAGGAAATTCAACCGTCTCTTTTTGGGGTTCATTCTGACGACTGATAAATGTTGTATTATTTACGTACACAGGTATTTCCTTTGACTTGGAGGTCAAAATGTCAGCATCAGCCCCTACTCTTCTTCCACTCACCGTCACTGGTGCTGTTACAACTTCTTCTTCGGTAGTTGCTCGCGTTCCTTTTGCTGGTCGCGTTCGCGCAATTACCGTAGCCGTTGGAACTGCACCAACTGGCGCGGCACTCACAGGAACGGTTCGCAAGACTTCGACCTCTGGAACGGTTGTTGGAACTTTCTCAATCGCAATCAGCGGCACTTCGGCATCAGCAACTATGTCATCAACTGATGGTGCAAATGAGATTGCAGAAGATGACTTGTTGTTCCTCGTTGTGGCACAAATTGGTTCCTCAGTTGCAGGTTCAAACTTGACAGCACTTCTTGAAATTGACCAAGCAGGAGACCAAGACGGTGTTGATGTTCACAGCGTTGCGGTTCTCCGCGGAGACCACCCAGGTTCAGTAGTAAGTTGATTTACTAACGGGTGACTAGTTCATCCGTAAAATTTAAACCCGACAAGTAGTTGTTCCCCCACATCCGTGCAGGTCTGTGGGGGAACAACTATATATGGGCTCAGTTTGGCTGAGTAAAAGTAACGGCGACCCTGTCTCCAGCGGTGCCGAGAAGAGATATTGCGTCTTGTTTGGTGTGCGTGGAGCACCATTCACCGATTTCCGTATCGGTTATTAACTCTAGATAGTCGCAAAAAAACCGTGCTCGTGAGCACATGTATGGCGGAACCCCGCATTTTTCGGGCTCCGTTTCACCAGTTTTAAGTAACTTTTCTGATGCCCCACATGCGAGAAGTAGAGCACCCCAAACATCTATTTCCCCCGAATAGGGGTCATAGGTGTCGGAGTTAGAAAAGCCATGTTTCTTAATCCTGTCCACGGCAGAGTCATAAATATCATGCGCTCCAAGTTGTTTCAGGACTGCGAACATTACTTAATTGGGCATGCTCCCGTTGCACAGTCCTCAAGAGTCAAATCAAGACCTGATGCTTGGCTAAGCGCGATGCTTGTGTCAATCTTTGATACAAGTGTGTTGTATTGCTGTTCCGTGATTTGCTCGTATGGAGGAAGCGGGAAGTTATGGTCTGCGTGCAGAAGGAATGATACCGATTTGACACCAGTGTCGTAGTTCTTTGACAACCATTCTTTTATTTGTTCAAGTTCTTCCTTGCGGTAATACACAGTTACAGAAACAGCATTATCCGCCCATTCTGTTTGCATCTTTTTTACCCATTCAAGTTGCTCAACTGCTGTCATGTCTTCGGCAAGAATTGCGGTGTCTGGTGACTTGCAAGGGAACTCAACGACATATCGCAGGTGGTCTTCTCTGCCGTCCAAACCAATATCCCAAATGACTTTATGTCCTCGCTTACGCAAGCCGTCTACAAGGGCGTCAGACGCTCCAAAACGGACTCTACGGATGTAATACGGTGCGAATGCTGGATGTATGCCCGGCGTGATTCCGGGAAGCAAGGAGAGCGTCCCAGACGGTTGAACTGTTGTCAGTCTGACCGAACGAGGAAATCCTTTTTCTTTAGAATACTTGACATCAAATTCATCCAAGTGCTTGTATGCGTCATCAAGCCAAGCAACCTGCTCTGCCGATGCCTGCAACACGCCTGAGATACTTTGACCGAGACGGGCGTTCTTGGAAACAATTGAGTTCGTCTTCGCGTACGGATAAGCGAGACGGGTGATTTGCTTCTGAACCATATAGAGAAGTTCGGAGAGTTCCTTGAACTGCTCAACGCTCTCAATGTTGGGAAGAAAGATAGTTGAAAGGTTGCAGGATTCTCCGTCACCCAAACCGATTTCGGCACATGGGTTGAATCCCTCAATTGTCTTGTCGGCTCGTTCTTCTTTAAGGCGACCAAACTTGCGTGCCAAGCGTCGGTTAACTAGACCGTATGGCTCGCCACCGCCTGCATAGCCCTTCCAGAGTTCAGGCATGATGTGGTCGTAGTAATCCGCATAGATGCTGTTGTTACTGTTAGCACGGTAGGCAGGAATGTCTCCTGATGCCCAATTCTTTGCTCGCAAGAACAGGACATCGTCAGGGTCGCCAATTGCTATTTGCGCCGACCTACGCGACGAGCCGGAAACAACAACGCGACCAATAATGTTGCAAATATCCAAAACATCAATAGACCTTAATTTTTTTCCTTCACGATTTTCCATTACTTTACAAATGTCTGCGATTCCGTCAACGAGTGCACCGGGTCCGCTTGCTGTGCCACCAAATGTTTTGAGTGGTGCACCAAACTCACGAATAAGAATCGTTGAGTATGAGAAAGATTTTCCTGTGTCAAAGTATGACTTCAAAACACTGTGGAGAAGTCGTCTCCAACCTTGACGCGAATCAGGCACGATGATGTCAGCATCATTTGAACGCTCGTGAGTGATTTTCACATTTGGGAGCACCTTTGGCAGGTCATGTATTTTTGCTCGCTCTACGGAGAAGCCAACGCCACCGCCAAGCATGAGGTGGTCAAAAAGGAATTCAAAGTCTTCAACTTTTTCAATGTTTACGAAGTAGCAGTTGTTTAGCGAAGCGGCGTTGAACTGCTTAATCAACGGTGTACCAAGTTGCCATAGTGCACGACCTGAAAAAGAACCACGAAGATTAAAGACATGGTCATACAGTTTTTCTGCTTGTTCTTGAGTTAACGGCGTTCCAATTTCAACTGCTCCGTTGACGCAACGCTGTACCGTTTCTGCCCAAGTTTCATTTCGGTCTAGTTCTTCTAAACGGCGCGAATATGTACGGAGATAAACGACTTCACCAAGACCACTAAACCCCCAAGGTGGTGTTTGTGTTTTGTAGCGCTCAACAAATTCTTGAGTAATTACAGCGGTCATTATGCCTCTTTCTGGACAGCGTCAATTTAGATAGAGAACCATCTTACATCACAAACGATTTTCAGTAAAACCCTAGTTGCTTGTAAGGTTGTGCTTTCGCGCCTCTTCTAAAGATATTGTTTGACCTACAGAGAATTTTTTTACTTTCGTAAAAGCACCGGGAGATATTTCTTCTATTTCAAAAACATCTTCTTCAACACGAAATGTTTGTTTGTTGTCTAAGGAACTAAATAGACCTAAACCAAATATTGACACTGGTGGTTTATGTTCGTCAGGCACACAGTTGCCACTTGGGTCTCCGCAAACAATGCAAGGCTCGGAGGAAGCCTTTAAAAATTCAATATCACCATATATGTATTCGGGCATAACTAATTGTAGCCGTTACCAAACCTCTCAGGGACATAAAAAAAAGAGCGCCTTTCGGCGCTCTTTTCCTTCTATGCGAGGGGGCATAGAGACTTTGACCCTTTTATTTTTTGGGTGCGAACTTGTTTTCCGCTTTAAGGACTTTCATTTCTTCCTCAAAGACTGCGTCAAACTCTTCTTTGTAACGGTTCTGAAGGACGAATGATGCGCGTCGCTTTGCTTCCAATTTGCGCTTTGACTCAATCTTTCGAAGTTCTGCTCGCCTGTTTCGCTCATCTTCAGGGAGACGCTTGCGACCACGGGTAACCCCGAGTTGCTTTTTTACCTTTTCATATGTTGTTGCCATTTTGGCTCCTATTTTTGTCTAATTAGCATTATTGCTTAAACTGAATAATACAGGTGGTTTAATAATTAAGCAACCCAAATAAACATTTTTCCCCAAAAGCCCTATTTAAAGGGTTCTGGGGTGGGGGTTGCAAAACCGTGTGGGTAGGGATAAACTTACGGTATGAATAATATACCTAGAAACACTCAACAACTATCCCAAACCCTAATCCTATTACCTACCGTCAGGAACCTCGAAGAGGCACTTGACGAATGTCATGAATATGATGCGGTTATCACAGCGGGTCCACAGGCTGACGAGGTCAGCGACTTCGGTCACCCGTTGCATAAAGTCGTGGACTTTAGAGATACCTCAATGTTGACATCAGGCGGTCCGACATATGAAAATGTGTGCGAATTGATGGAATTTGGAATTGGTGTCCCAAAACTACTCGTTCACTGTCATGCGGGAATTTCCCGTTCAACAGCAACAGCATGGGGCGTAGCAATAGGAAATGGGGTTGACCCATTGGAAGCATTCCTTCAACTTAAACAGAACCACCCTAATGAGCGAGGTTTTTCAGGTTTCCGTCACGGTGTTCAACGCACATTTGCACCCAACAAACTCATCGTTTCACACCTTGAAAAATACTTCAACTTAGAAGGTGTACTCGTCCCTATCCGTGACAAGTACGCATCGCGAGGTTGGTAC